ATGATTTTTTCGAAAGTTTTGTGAGACAAATCAAAAAACAACCTCGTTGGATTGTGTTTCGCAAAGGGATGGTTTTCCTCACTTTCAAATACCTCTTTGGGTGTAGCATAAAACACATAATCGAATTTGTGCTTGAAAACTTGATTTTTACCACCGGCAGTCATAATGGAATTTAACCAACTTGATTTACCACTCCCCATTGCTCCACATACACAATACACCGCCGGTTTGTTTATAAATGGTTCTGGAACACCCAGCGCATTATCGATATTCTGGGTTGTCGGTTTTATTTTAAGACCATTGTCCTCCTCCTCTTCAATCTTCATTGATATAATATATATGGATATATTATATGAGCGACATAGATGTTGTATTAGAAAAAATACGGTATAATTCCAGTGTGCTTTCTAATTATCACCGGAAACGATATTTGACATTGAAATCGAGGTTGAAATACTACCGTTTGCCAATAATAATTGGGTCGGCGCTCAACAGCGTAATGTCAGTTTCACTCCAAAATTTTATGAGCCAGACATATATTTCCATCATCAATATGTTCCTCAGTTTAATCTGTGGTATCATAGCCAGTATTGAAATGTTTTTTAATATAACAAAACAGATGGAGGTCGAGAATAATGGGAGCAAGGATTCTTATGTTTTGTCTGCGGATATACACAAATGGTTGTCATTGAAATCCGCCAATAAGAGTGGGGATGATAAGGTGTTTCTGGAAACGAGTTATAACAGATATATTAAATTAATAGATGTTTCATTAGTTTTGAAAAAAAAGGTCGATGATAAATTGGTGGAAATACCCAACATACCATCACTGCCTACATCAACATCCATCGAATTGTTTGTAGATACATCCAGCGAGGACAACGGAACACCATAGACTGCTACTCTGCTACCACTGCTACCCAGTTTTTGAAACCCTCCCACAAATCCCCCCCACGAGGGATACTTTGTAAAATAGGGTAGCAGCGGTAGCAGTGGTAGCAACGGATGATATAGACAAAAAATATATGTATATGTATAAATGGATATTGAATTCTTATTTGTTATTGTATTGTATTGTATGATTACTCATCGACTAACTCATCAGCCTCCGTCATCGCTCTAATGCCTTTCCATCCACCGCTAATCCCTTTCAAAACTCCATTTACTGTTTTGCTCCCACATCGCAGACCTTTGTTATAGGACAATCCCATTCTGGATAAGGCTCGTTGAAAGTCGTCGAGTTTCCATTTATTACCACAGTTCTCAATGAGGGCGTCTTTGGATAGTTTGTCATCGATGTTTTTATCGATTACATAATACTCACGCAACCAGTTGCCACAATCATCATTTTCTTGTTGAGTTTCCGCAATATCGGCGAGGAATTTCGTCGGTGGTGTTATTCCACCATTGTAATACATTTTAGCACCTTGAATGATGAATTGAAAGAACTCCATCACATAATCATCTCGCATTTTCTTGCCAAGATTACTGTCAGCAATGAATTCTAACAATTCTGGAACTTCCTCAGTTCTTGTGCCAGTTCTGTCAAAATGGGAATGGAAACTAAATTGTTTTGCTCGATTGAAAACGGCATCTTCACCGGCATCGATATTAGGAGTGTGATTGGAGAGGATGAATAATTTGAAATAGATTTTGTGATGAGTAGATGTGCCATACATAACTTCACATTCGGTCGATGAACCTTCGGCAAGGATTTTAAGTAAGCGAGCATTGATTTTCTGTTTCTTTTTCAGCTCGTCTAACCATACAAGGCGTTTGGCGTGGGTCTTGATAATTTGTTTGTGGGTCTTGGTATAACCGTCCTCAATGAGAGTTGCGTCGCTTTTATAGACATAGCAAGGAGCGAGGTCAGTTGCCAATTCAAATAGGAATGATTTCCCATTGTCCCCCTTACTACATTCCGTCTTGTCAATCATAAACATCATCATCTTTTCTAAGAATGGCATACCAATGAATGAATAGCCAAATAATTGTTGATAGTATCGAAAGTGTTCGTCATTGTTGTTGGCAATTTGTTTGATTTTCTCACAGAACCAGTCATACTTGTTGCGGTGCTCGTCTGTCCCAAAATACTCTGGAATGTAATTGTAGAGTATGATACCATTTTCAGTGAGATAGTCATCCCACATTAGACCTTCACGAAATGTGTTGGTTTTCAAATCGAGCATTCCATTCTGGAACGCAAGACATTCAATATTGACATTGAGTTTGGTGGTGAATTTATTGTCTGCCAATTGGGGACGCAAATATTTTTGGAGCATTGAGATATAACCGGTTTTGTTGATGTTGGCATACGAAGCGACAAACTCCTTTTGAATTGCTATTAACTTGGCTCTCTCGGTATCATCAGTTGTCTTGGAGAGGATAGTTGTATTTCGCATATTGGAATAATCGATGTATTTTCGAACTTCGGTAGTAATCATATAATCTGGACTTTTCTGTTGAGACCACAATTGAGTTTTCTCATTCAAGCACCACCATTCCTCCTCACACAGAACAAGGATTTCTTTCAGTCTCGGCGCAATCAATTCACTCACTGCGAATACATCGGCAAGTTGGAAAGTGGTAATAAGGTAGGGCGGAGTATGTTTGTTTTTCCACTCAATGTATCCTTTCATATTGTATTTTTTCATAAGATTGACAAGGCAACCAACACTCATCTTACGGTCGGCACTAAATGTGTCCCAGATAACAGAACAGCGGTCATTCCAGTTATTAGGCACCAACTCATTGAACTTCCGCCAAATTGATTTCTCATAGCCGTTGGATTTCAATACGCCAGCAATGCGTTTCCACTCATCGCCATCTATTAAATAGTTGCCGTTCGCATCTACTGGATTACCAATCACATCGAGGAGCGCTTCCGTCCATTTGTCTGTCTCATTAGATGGTTCCTCATCATCGTCGCTTATGGTAATTGCCATTGTCTGCTTGACTTTTACTGGCTTGATTGTAGTTGTGGGATACAAATGCGGATTGAGTAAGTCCATCAGCCAGATATATATAGGATTGGAATTATCGAGCACAAGAAAGCGCTTGTCGCTTAACCATTTTCTCGGTCGATTTTTCAAACCGGTTTTCTTGTCAGTTGTCATTGTTGGTGGGACGACTTGATTGCCACGAATTAGAATTTGGAGTTTGCCTACATTGACTTGTGCTGGCTTGAAATCCGCAATCTTGGGAATATCAACTTCAATCAATACATTGAAATTCCCAGTAGTGGAACTCTCAAACATACCATCATTGTTTCCAAAACCGGAATACTCATTCCACAAACGCTCACAAGTTTCGCATCCATCATTCCTATCAAAATCGAGTGAAATCACAAACTTACCATTCTCTTGCTCTCCTACACGAAAGCCATAAGCATCGTGGTCCCAACTGGTCTTTACCATCAGTTCGCTGTGAGGCGCTCGCTCCCAACCGGTAAAACCGTAAGTCTTGTAAGAGGACGGACATTTCTCACCCTTAGTCTTAGTCTCACCAGTATGCTTATCAGTGTAGGTAGTCTCCTTTCCCATCACATTCATAATACAGTATCCGTTGTTTGCCAGAGTGCGGAGTTCGTTGATGAGTTGCTTGTTCGCCATTATACCTTATACAGAGAAAGTATATTTTATCTCTAAATCTATTTCGCTATTATTAACTTCAATCTTCCGCTGTTTAATTCCCCTTTAATTCACTCTAAATAACAAATAAAAAAGGTTTCAATTTTATTTGTTATTCATACTAATCCTAAATATTTCCCACAGTTTAATATCCGTCCCTCTCCCACCTCTGCTCGATTTCCTCAACAATATCCGCTATCATCCACTCACAGTCTTGTTGAGATTGATTGACAAGATTGTGATACATATACTGCCAATCGACCCAATCAATATCACTCTTATCTAACTGGGTCTTAATATCCTCTGGGACTTTCCACATCTGGGCGTCTGCCAATTCATTGATTTCTAATTTGTCAATTACCTTCTCAACGAAATGCTCGAGCTCGTCGCGCCAGTTCTGCTTGAAGCTAACCCTTTGCTGGTTAAGTAGGTATTTGGTGGTCTTGGTGGTCTCTCGGTTCATTGTTATTGCTTGTGTTGGTTGAATACTATGTTTATAGAAATCGGTTTCCAACTTCAATCTTCGGCTGTTTTATTCACTCTAAATAAATAAAAATAAATTTCAATTTTATTTTATTTAAAATGCCACCCACCGTTTGTCGAGCTCACTGTAATATGCCAATACAGTCTTCTCCTCCTCTGCCTCCTCCGTCCAAGAAAGCACTCCATTATCAATATCAAAAATACCTCTCGTCTCCAAGAATATCTTATTCAAATGATTTGCTAAATCGATGGGATTTATAATTGGGATTTCCTCTTTGGTTTCCTTATGAACCAACTTGAAATTGAATTCACCATTCGGTTTTGTAGTTGAATACACCATATCACATAGTCGTATAATCCCATTCAACATCTGGTGATTACTCATCTGTTTCAATAACTTGTTTGCCGGCGCAATCTTTGAACTCATACTATAATATATGTATAGATATAATTTCTAAATCATTATTCCTATAACTTTGGAATTCGCCACAAAAACTCCTCCCCCTCTAATCCATACAATTTTGTCAATGGGTCAAAATAGTCATCATAACTCAAATCATTAGAATGCCATATCTCATACGGATTATATTCCTTAATCTCTTCGGCTGTTATATTATCATCAATATCTAAATTCTCTTCCCCTTTCCATTTCAATTGTTTCAATCGTTTTCCATACCAAATAAAAACATTATATCCCCAATCACCAATACCATTCATCCTAACAAAATCGAAAGGACTAAAACCTTGAAATGCGTGGGTCAGCCAATATGTCAAATCCTTTATGTTGTATGGGTCTCCAATAGCATCATCCTCGACTTTCATTTCAGTAGTTCTAATATCATCCGTAAAATCGAGGTATTTGCGTTTGGTTCGTATGGAATATAAATCAAATGCCATCGGTCGCCAATCCTTATAATCACTCAATGTCTTTGGCAACTGTCGTCTGGTTCCAGATTTTACTGCTGGGTCGTATTCATCATCTTCTTCTCGATACGGATTAAATCGTCCATAAGCATAATGAAAATGTTGTTCCACAATACTGTTTAATGAGCCAGCATCGAATACCATAACATCTGGTCGGTTTTCTTGATTAGGTGGGCGAAATTCCTTAGACAAATATTTGATGTCGGCACCTTCATACACATAACCCTCGACCAGATATTTTAGTTGGTCTTTCGCAGACATTGAATTCAATAGTTCGTCCTTTTTTGCTTTCCTTGCTTTTTTGGGATTACCTCTTACCTCTTCATTCAATTCATCTATTTGTCGTTGTTCGTCCCAACTCGGTCTTGTATCAATTGGACCCTTTTTGTATTTTTCGAAATCCGGATAACGAACGCCCTTTCCTATTCCATCTATTATTCTATCCACTAAACTATTACACCGGTCGATATATCCATCCAATGCCTTTAAAAAAACCGGTATATACTTATCATTGTTCTGTTGATGTTCTTCGCCCTTTATTGAAATGTCAGTAAGGATTTGATGTATCTCGGTTCTCGGTGGCGGTGGATTTTTCGGCACTGGGTATTCTCGTCTGGATGCTGTAATCTGTTTCCTAACTTTATTTAGTTTTTGAATTTCTGTTTTGTTCCCTCCCTTATCTAATCCGTATGTTATAGAAACAGATGGTTTGGGGTCTATCCTTTCTTTTCTGGGTTTCTTTACTTTCTCCTCTTCAATAACAATCTTTTTGGGACGACCTCGACCTTTCTTGGGTGGAGGAGTAGGTGGTAAAAACTCAACTACCTTCTTTGGACGACCTCGTCCCTTTTTCGCTGCTTCTATAATGGGTGGCGTCGCAACCACTGCCTTCTTGGGACGACCTCGACCTTTCTTAGGTGGAGGAGGTGCTACCGGTTCTATTGGCGCAACCACTGTCTTCTTGGGACGACCTCGTCCTTTCTTGGCAACAACTGGTGAGGGTGGAGGAGGAGGAGGCGGTGGAGGAGGCGGTGCGACTGGTGCGACTGGTGCGACTGGTGTCTTTTTACTTTTGGATTTCTTTACATATCCTTTTCTTGCTTCGGCATCTGTTAGCGCACACATATAGGATACATTATGCTCCTTCGCCCATTTGTGTAGATAATCCGTCCAAGCATTCGGCATTATTATATAATTCATTTATATTATAAATATCCTCCACCAACAATAGTTTCATTAAATCTGGTGGAATAGAATACCGTTGTTTAATGGTGCTTGTGTCAGCAATCTGTCCCTCTTTCAATAAATCCTTGCTGGTAATTCCAATTTTCATTTTATGTATTCCAACACAATTACAAATCATATCCGTTAGATTAGTTCGATTAGACCATATCCTTGTTGGCTTCTTATACAAATAACCAAAACGACAATAATCAAAACGATTACTGTTGATACCTTCCATACACGCCAAATTCCGCATAGTTGAATAGTAAGGGTTTTCTATATACCAACGCTTCGGTTGAAAATAATCAATGATTTCTAAAACTTTCCTAACAAATTTGCTGTTTTCTAATCTGGCTTCATCGAGTTCTGCTCTGTCTTTCCATTTGCGTCCTATCAGTGTATATTGTAAATTGGAATATATCTTACACTCTGGCGAACCCCATATCAAATCAAAATGTCCTCTGGGTAATTGCTTATAATCCCATTCCAAAATATCGACACAAATGGTTGGATTGAATTTTTCCAATATGTCTAAACTTATCACTTCGGCATCTGGGTAATATTCCTTTATACATTTTCCAACAGAACCGGTTCCTTTGAATAGTTCGAGAACGCGCATTTATAGACTATGTTGCGATTTTATCCTAAATCAAATGACGCGGATAGTATCCCCATCAAATACCATTTGATATTCCCTATCCTCTTTCCATACATACTCTATAATGCGTTTCAGTTCTTTGCCAGCCTTTCTGTATGTGAAATAATCATCATCTGCCATTATATTTTGTATAACTTCTTTCTTTGCTCTCTTATCGATTTCATATAGACACTTATCCAATTCGTCTTGGCGACGGCACAAATGAAAAAAAATGTATGATATGATTTGAGCCAGTATCGATACATCTTTGGTAGTCCATTCTTTTCTGGGGATTTTTAACAACTTGGTATTCATTATTATTTTCTTTATTTCTAACTCATCCATTCCATTCGCTCGCATATCCATCTCAAATTGATTTTCGAACTTTCCGCCCATATACGCATCCAGTATTACCCAAGCAGTTAGTATATGTCCCTTATTAACTTCCATCTCTTTCTGGTATTTCATATTTTATCTCTATATCTGTTTTCTCTTTATTTGCTGGTAAATGCCTCAATCGCTTCATCCTTATCGATTTCACCAACATACTCCCCCTCACAGAATACAGTTGCTGTGGCATTTGCCTTGCCTCCCTTCTTGGCATCAAATCCTTTCCAACCATTGGCAAGTGCCTTGTCAGTATTGAATTCGATATTGAGTTCCTTATTATCTGCTCCCTTCATCGCTTCCTCACAGACCTTCTTGTGGAGACGGAGTTTAAGTGTCAGTTGAGTAGGATGTCCTTGAATGTGGAACCCACAAGGACAGATGAAAGTCCTCCTCTGTCCGCCAAATGAATATGACTTGTTTCCCTTAGGCATTGTTAGTTGTTAGTTGTTAGTTGGTTGAATACTATGTTTATAGAAATCGTTTTCTATCTTCAATTTTGCGCTGTTTAATCGTTCTAATATTAACAATAAATCACAGATTAATTCGTTCTTTAAATAGACAATCCAATTTATATACTTACTGCTACTCTGCTACCACTGCTACCCTATTTTACAAACTCCTATGATTTTACCCCCCCACGAGAGATACTTTTAAAAACTGGGTAGCAGTGGTAGCAGTGGTAGCAGTCGATAAAAAATATATACATACAACAATTAATATACATAGGAATACCTAATCAAAACTATCTACCGTTGTTTTTAACAATTCCCATTGTTGCTTGTGTTCCCTTGACAGTCTCAAAAACGCTTCCTCTCTCTGTCTCCCCAATTGAACTAACTCTTGTGCCATTTCCAATGCGTCCCCTTTCAACTCCATCCACTTTGTCATAAGCAATTTTATCATCTCAGTCTTCTTGTCATTCTCAATTATTTTTAACAGTTCCTTGAATATAAGATTATCGAGTTGGAGTTCTTTCAAATAGTTCTCAGCAAATTTATACTGCTTAACTTCTGTCTCATCCATCCACTTAATTTGCTTTGCTCCAACAGATACATTACGCTTGTGCCACTTTATTTTGCCCTCGTTGTTTTCCAACAGTTTCTGTATATACTTTGTCCGTTGTTGCTTCGCAATAAATCCCATAGTCATTTCCAGAGCGTCCAGTGTGCTGGCATCCATTTGTTGTTCTTGTTTTGCTTGATATATGGTAAGAGGTTCTTACTCAATTTTATTTGTTATCCATATAGTTCTGCTAACTTTATCTTCAATTTTCAGCTGTTTTTATTCGCTGGGAAAATAGATTTATAAATAAAATCGAAATTCTCCTATAATAAAGTATATTTCAATAAAATAACGGAATAAATCAATTGATTTATTCCGTTATTTTATTGAAATATACTTTCCAATTGAGGAAAGTCAATATATTTTGTAAATATAGAATACTGATTTCTTCTTTATATCCATTTTCCATCGTAGTCTATGCTATTTTATAATATACATACAATATATATCGATGGAATTCCCAAACGATACAAGTGTTTTATCTTTAACCGGTAGTGATGGAATTGTTAGAACATCTGGAAAACAAACTATACGAGGAGTAAAGACATTTAAGGATGATACATTTTTTGGTGATGATATTACAGTAGCAGATACTATCGAGTGTAGTAGATTGAACGCCAATTTTATATGGAGTAAATCGCCAGCAGACTATTTCATAATTCAATCTAATACATCTACTGCTTGGACTGCTGGAACTACATTTACTGCTACTGCTGGTGGTGATATGCTTTTCTCATCTAACACTGGCAGTGCGACATTGGAAGCGACACTTGATAATGTAAATATCAATAGCGGACTTGATACCACAATGATTTCGTTAGGCTTTACTAATATAAATGCTACGAATGGAATTGAACTCGATACATCTCTTGGCAATATAAATTTTACCGCTGATATAGCATTACAACATAATTCCAAAACATTCAATCCTCGTCGTCAATACAATCTAAATTATTCAAACGGAGCGAATACTCTTTATTATGGACTGGAAATTATAAAGGCAGAGAATGACCCTAACAATACCTTATCACCAGCACCTACTAATAGTAAAACATATATCGAAATTATTCCCAATGGAGCGCTTGATGCTGCTTACAATGGTTCCAGATTAAGTGGATATTTTATAGGTGCTGGTAATAGTGATAGTGTTAGCCAAAGCGATTTTATGTGTTCTACCTACAATTACTTGGAACCGATGTTTGGACCTATATATACTGGTAGCAGTTCCACCAGTTATACGAGTTTTGTTTTTTATTTGATAGGTGGTTTCAATTACAGAATTATAACCGATGGTGTTATAGGCAACTACTGGAACAATATAACTACTGGTCCGCTATTTGAACGATGGGCTCTAACTAACAATACAACATACAACACTGGCGCAACAGCAACATTTGCTATTGCTAAGAATACCAATTATACTGATTTTCTTGGAACGACAGCATCAACATTTACTCTCGCTATTCCAGCATCATTCCTCGATAGTAATATTTATGACTATACAACTAACAGAGCGAACAAGTTTAAAATTACTGACAGCAAGTTAATTGCGGCGGAACGATACATAGCAGCAGCGGGTGCTTCTACTGCTATTCCAATAGTTAGTTTTACAAAGGTGGCTGTTAGAGTTGGTGGAACAAGCAACTCACAATTGAATTGGGGTATTGATGCTGTCAATACTGGACTAATCACAAAAATACCATTCAAATGTAGATGTGTAGGAGTTGATGTGGCGTTTGATAATGATGCTACTCCACCAACAGTTCTCATTCGCTTCCAAGTTTATTTGGGTAATGCTAATGGTGTAGGGACGGCAACCTATCTCGATACTGGTAGTCTAATAACAGTAGCTACAACAGATTGGAGCACTACAACTGGTTGGGCGGAAAGCACAGCTACAACACAACAACCAGTCATAGCAGCCAACGCACAAATATATGGTTCTTGGGAATGTAAGAATGCCAGCACTCTTGCTCTCGTGACGCTCAATCAAGAATTCGTCATTACATTCTATTTCCAACAAATACCTTAATGCGTAAGCTTGGCAAAATCAATATCTTGTGTAAATATAGAATGAATACTTACAAGAAACAAGATATTAGTTTAGGCGATTTAGGAGAGAAAGAAATGTATGCCTACCTCAAACAATGTATTGATGGGGATTTAGTCAAACACAAGAACAATTGGGCGGTGTTCGATTTTAGTAGCGATAAGTCAGTCGTAGAGTTGAAGACCAGACGCATCCGTCATAATCAATTTGGCGACATAATGATTGGCGCTAACAAATTACAGAAAGCATCTTGCGAGAACAGAGATGTTTTCTTTGTATGGAATTGTGTCGATGGGGTTTTCTATTGGAAATACAATCAAGCAGATATAGACAATGGATATGTGGAATACAGAGAAGGTGGCACCACAAGGAGAGGTGAAGACGAAAGTTGTTTGTGTGGTTTTGTCAATACATCGATACTGCTACCACTGCTACCACTGCTACCCAGTTTTTGAAAGTATCTCTCGTGGGGGGGTAAAATCGTAGGGGTTTGTAAAATAGGGTAGCAGTGGTAGCAGAGTAGCAGTAAGTATATTAATTGAATTGTCTATTTAAAGAACCAACTACCACAGAATATGTATAGCTAAATTGTTAGGACTATATTTGTTTTGTTTCCAATTCCCCTCAATCTTGGTTGCCCTTGCTAAATACGATTGACGCCGTTTATCATCCTTATGTTTTGTATAATCCTCATAACCCATTTGACCGAAATGAACTGGTGTATTACTGTCTGGTGGATATACCATATATTTCTTGTCTTTCCTTGTCGAGCGATACAATTTAACATCCTTACCTAAATACTCTTTGGCTCGCTTGGTAGCAACCTTAATATCACTATATAAATCTAATGGCATATATATATATTGTATATATGTCATTCTGTTTCATTACTCTTGTTCTCGATGTTTTCACATTTGGAATATATGGAGCATTACAAAACCATAATAAATTACTTGGAGTAAGAGAGAGCCCCAGAACTGGCATCATACTCAACAATAAGGTCATAAATGGCGAAAGTATCAACGGAAATGGCTGCGACCGGCGCATCCGCGCAATTGAGGTCAAGGTAAGTGTTCGATGAATTCGTATCCATACCAGAGATAACCGTCTTTCCGCCTTGGTCTTGCTCCATATCAATTCCAATAGCGAAAGCCGAAGTCCTTGCCGTTCCAGTGCTATCACAATAATTACCACCATCGAAGACGCAATCGAACTGAGCGGAGTGGAGGGCGTGGAAGCACTTACACAATTCCATAAATGCTTCTCCACAGAGAGGCTTGTAAGTGGCAGCAGAAGTTCCAGAACCAGCAATCACATTCACAGACGGATAATTGCGTCCGTCAATTCGATAGACATAATCAATTAGGTAAGGATTGACGCGCCCACCGGGACAATTTCCAGCAGCAAGTGTCGTATTGTCGCTCCTACGGAAAACAGTGAAATAATTTTTGAGAGACGAGAAACGAGCCGGAATGAGAAGCGACTGCTGAGTTCCAGTCGAGAAAGTGGTGCCGAAATTCACAACCGCTGAACCGTGCTGACGAAGCACACCACCAGCCTCCGCAACCAACTGGGAATGAACCTCTGGCGCTACATCGAGGTAATCCATCTGTAAGGACATACGCTGGATATCATACGCCATACTACCAGCAGTGAAAGTAGGTCCAGCGAAAACAATTGGCACCTCATTGCTCTCAATAGTGAGACGGAGACGAATACCATCCGCAGCCGGCATATACTGTTGCTGGAGCGTGCCAAGAACTGACGAATAGAGAGGAACAGCAAACCGGTAGTAGTTCGATGTCGTAGCAGCCGCAGCCGCAGCAATAGCACCAGTGAAAGGAGCATTGGCTACCGCAATTCCCAGAATATCACTCTGCTTGACCGTATTGGCAACGGCTCCATCCGCAGCATTGGCACCACCAGACAAAATATTCATAATCGTTCCAGAACGACCAATAGGCTGGAAATCCTCAACGAGAGCAGCGAACACATTATATTTGTCGATTAGCTCGACGCTCTGGCTTTGGAGCTGAACTTCCATACTGCGGAAAAAACTCGACGCTGACGCATTACAGCATCCAATCACAGCCGCAGTCGCAGATGTAGAAGTCCATCTCGCCCTTGCCTCAAAACAGATATAAGAATTCTGTCCGTTGATAAAACTATACTTGCCAGACGGCAGCGTAAAATAGATGTCTTGGGTGGAAGCAGTCGAGGAGAGAACTCCGCTAAAATTCTCTGGATTGACCGTCACGCGCCTCGATTTCGCCGCCCCCATCGCCTTAAAGCTCGTCAAGTCCAACTGACTGGTAATCGCCATTTCGCTCGCCATTTTATATATACTACCCCAAGAAAATAAAACCACCAGAACAAAGTTTATGGCTATAAACTTTATTCCTAAACTTATCCAGCAACCTCTTGTATTAAAAACGAACAATGAATTCCGCTAAACACCCCAGTCTCAACGACGAAAGCATTCCCAGAATTCGCTGCTCGCCAATAGATAGTAAAATTATCTACCGGCAAATCATCGACCAATAACTGGGGAGGAGCAAACAATGACGAATTGCCTTGTAGCACATTGGTAAAATCCATCCAACCACCTAATGTTCCTATAAACCAATCATTGGTCTGGAATGCTGGATTTTCAATAGCTGGGTCCGCAAAATTAACAGACAATGCTGAGGAGTTCGCATTATATTGATTAAACCCACTATTCTGGCGTAAATAAAACTGTGATGGCGTCACGACAATATCCGCTTCTGTGCTGGCAATTGAAATCACACTAATCACAAATTTGTTCTTGGGGTCTTGCTTATATAGTTTATTCCAACGGAAAGTCCAAGCATAACCCTCAGCCCCACAAAATGTCTGCTGATAAGTTCGTATTACTTTTCCATATACCGATGACATTCTTACAATATAACAATATATTAATCGTCATCATTAAATTCTGTTATTTCAAATGATATGAAAAAACCATCCAATACAGTTGTCTCACTCAACACATTGGTGGCAGTATCTGGATGTCTGTAATAAATTCGAAAAAAATCCATAGGCAAAACATCCATAACTACATCAATCGATGAAACAATCCATATATCTCCTCGTGCCGTAGGAGGAGATGGAGCATTGAAACCACCACCCAATACTCCTAAAAACCAATCATTATTCGCCCATACTGGATTATCCGCCACCGGTGTTGTTGATACATCTCGATACATCAATGAGGCATTACTCATATTTGGAATAGCAGTTGCCAAATTCTGTAAAAAAAATAAATGCGGTTTGGGGCTGGTAGCAGTTTGATTTGTTGCTAAACAAACAACTTTGATACGAAATTTATTGTTTTCATTTTGCTTATATAGTTTTCCCCAACGAAACGACCACGCGTATGATGGCGTAGCATCACTACAATAAGTCTGTTGGTATGTCTTAATTATCTTCATTTATATATAATGAAGATATTAATTAACGCCTTGTAAGTGCTTTTACTCTATTTGCTCCCTCCATTGCTGCGTCTAAACGACCAGCCTTAACATTACTAACTATCTGGCGTCCCTCAGTAATACCTCTGTCCGCTTTCCTCGCAGCATCCGCTGCCATTCCGGCGCCCTTACCAATTAGTCCAACAACCTTTCCAGCAGTAGGATTTAACTGGGAAATTATGGGAGCAGCAACTTTCGCACCAGTTGATACTGCCCTACCTACTTTCTCAACAGTAGGTAAAGCGTTTTTCTGTAAGAAATCGGCAACACCACTAACTTGTCCGCCATATTTGGTTCCCACCTTACGCATCTCACCAATCGACTTGGTTCCAAATTTACGCAGACCTTCAAAGCTCTTGGAAAGGAAACCCATTGTATATACTAAACATATATTTTAGTTCGGTTCTTTTTGAAATGCTTTTGGTGCTCCTATATTTGCTAATGTGGATGTAGGTTGAGGCGTCGCATCCCTCATTGTTTGTATAGCCGTCTTTGGTATTGAGTTTGCTTCCTTATTAATGTAATCTATTTTTAACACCACAAACCAATTGGGGTTTTGAATATTGAAAACTATGGGTTTGAGTGCGTCATCTAACAATTCCACATCGAAAAAATTGATAGTTCTACTTGTCAATGTGAGGTAAAACACTACTGGATTGAAATACTGGCACCAAGTCATTGCTCCACTGTTGATAGGTAGTCGCGCAATAACACTCGCACCACTATCATTACTCCCCTTACTGGAACGGTTTTGAGTAATCACATTATTGATACGAATGTTTATTCCAGCAGTTGTTGTCAAATTGACACAGTAAGTGAATTCTTTTGTAGCACCAGCAATAGCATTTTCTGGTGCTGCTTGATTATAACCCAATTGATTAAATGATGTCGATACAATACCGGCTATTGGTGGTGCTTGTTGAATAGATAACAAAAATGCTGTCGCATTTACGAGTGATAATTTATTGGTTAGATAACTGTATGTAATTGTAGCACCAGCATATAAGGCATTTGTTGTGGCGGACAGATAATCCACTAAATCCTCAATGAGATAATTACCAACTGGAATTGTTATTGTATTCACAACAGCGAGTGAAATATTAACAAAATTAAATACATTGTTAGTAGAGTTGAATGTATAAAAACTCTGTGGAATACTTGCTTGTTCTAATCCAAGAACAAAATGTGCTGGGTCATCATTATGTAATATATATGGTTCGACTTTGAATACATAGCGACTATCACTTATTTTCTGGATATTTGGATTTGTCGCTTGACCGTATGTCGATAAAAACAGCTTACTTGCTGTGTGTTTGCTATCTGCCATCTATACAATAGATTGATATATTATACCCTTTTTAATCGAAAACTTGGCGCCGGAGGCATAGGTGGCTCATCGTCCTCAACATCTTGATGGATTGGCGCTGGTGCCTTCGGCTTCTTTTTGTTTGTTCTAATAACAATTTGCGGTGTATCATCGTCAGTATCGCTTTCATCTTGTAATACTATTACTTGGCGTTTCTTTTTCTTGGTGGGCGGTGGGTCATTCCGCTTCAATTCCGGTTTTCGAATTTCATCCACAACTTTGGGTCGTTTTGCTAATTCCGCCTTCAACTTCTCTACCTTCTTCTCCTCTATCTTTTTCATTCTGGCTTCTCGACCTTTCTCTAAATTAGAACGCTGGTAGTCAGTCATCTGGCGACCTTTTAGACCGTGAGGCTTCTTAGGCTTCTCAACATTAGACTGGACCTCCTCGACCTCCTCTGGCTCTAAATCTTCATAATCTTCCATTGTATAACATAGGAAAATATAATAATTTGAATTGTAGAATTTAATTGGGATTGTAGAACTAAGTTTTCAGCCATAAACTTTGTTCCTCTTTTTCGACCGCTACCACCGCTACCACCGCGACCCACTTTTAAAAACCTCTACGATTTTACCCCCCACGAGAAATACTTTTGAAAACTGGGTAGCGGTGGTAGCGGTGTAGCGGTGGTAGCGGTGAAAAAATAGATTTGGTTAGATTTAATTAGATTTATAGTATATGTTTGTTTTTGTTTTATTTAATACGCCAAGAACTCACCAATCAACACAATCACATCCTCCGGCAACATCTGGGTGTTAGGGTGTTCCATTAGTATCGCCATCCCCTCCCACTTGATATTTTCTTCTTGTCTCGCAAACCATAGCTCCTTGCTCCCTTCCATCATCTTCGCTCGTTCGATTTTATTTGCCATCCGGCATCCGCACTCACAAACTCTCTTCACTGTGAGTGTAGAATACATATAATCGACCGGACGACGCATACGACCACTAAAATTGCGACGCTTCCTTTGGGGGAGAGCTCCTTGTCCTCCAAATCCTTTAAACATTTTGAATAGAACGAACTTATTAACCCCATTACTCTTCTCTATACAGTAATCGACGGTCTTCTTGAACTCCTTTACAATGTCCTTCATCTGGGACTTGTTGAAAGTCGTCGTAAGCATCCTCTGCTTCTTTGCCTCCTTACTGGCAAGGATTGACTTCCAAGTCCCCCAACGGATAAACCCACCATTCTCACCATCGTCGTCCCTTCCACTTGAAATTGCTTCGGCTCCCCTCAAATACCAGTCATCCAATCTGTAATTGAAAACCTCACTCATACACCAATTGTTTAGAAAGTTGATGGACTTCTGGAACTTGCGCCTCCACTGGGGAGCAACAAGGGTCTTGATAATGATTTTGGTGGGCTCCCCATATTGATTGACAGTCATCTTGGTTCCGGACATTTTGCTTGTTTGCTTGTTTGCTTTTACTTGATAGATGGTAAGATACTCTTACTCAATTTTATTTGTTAGACATATAGAAAGGCTAACTTTATCTTCAATTTTTCGCTGTTTATGTCGAATTTAATTCGAAATAAATTAGAATAAAATAGATTTTTAATCATACCTCAATAGAGGAGACCTCTTGCGAGATTGAATATGAGAATGTTTCTCTCCCTTCGCAACTTGACTATCGAGCCTATCATAAAATCCAGACCTACTGGCAAAATGAGCCCTATTGTAATTCTTGATAGGGTAAGGCTTCTCGACCGTATTGATAGTAGGCTTGATACTGTTGCCTCTGTTCCTTTCACTCATCAAAATTGCTCGTTCCGGTAAAAACCTCGACAGACTACTGTTTATAGCAACAATCTTCATTATATAATACATATATATATTATTCATCATCATACTTGACATAATTGGCTTGCTCGGCAACAGAATGCCCCATCATCATAGCATCATGCTTCATCTCCTTTAAAATGTCCCCATATTTGTGAGTATCATACGAATGACGCAACATTGATGCTCCCACATTCTTTTTGAAAATTCTATTCAATGTCTTGGTAATCATAGCACCTTGACGCTTCTCATCACCCCTAAACAATATATAATCATTATCCTCAATTCCCATCATTTCAATGTATCTGTCGAGCACACGACAAAGCGCAAGCGGACAAGGGAGTGTTTCCTTACCATTCTTCCACTTTGTCTTGAATACATTAAATGTGAATGTCTTCTGGCGCTTATTATAATAATTACTCGTTTCATCCTCCTTCTTGTCATCGGTATCGAGACGCAAGAGTAGGTAATCCAAATTACGACGAGGTGGAGTGAGCGCATACAATGACAAGATTAAATAATCAGTGAGTGCCTTACGCTTACTGGGAGTTTCCATATCTGCCTTTGTCAATGAGGCAACATCGGTTTCCATCGACTTTTGGAGTTTCATCACTTCCACCCAATCAATCCAATTCGCCTTCATTGTTTCTGTCTTCTCGTGAGGGTCAGCATTCATAGTTCTCATCTTTTCCGCTTCCAGTAGAGATTTATACATCACATTCACTGTCTTGTATTCCTTGTTAGTTCCACTCACATTATTCAACACAGATACAACAGCAGTTATATAACTTTTCCTCGTATTCGCATTTTCCATCTTGTCAAGAACTTCCTTGATTTTCTTGAAATTTTTTAGGAACGAGATGCTTGCGAATGGTTTGTTCTCATTCAACTTGATGAGCTTTGTTATGTAGAGATTAATAGTTCCTTCTGCTAAACCTTTGTCCGCCAGAACTCCCTTGACCTTATCGATAAACTTGCTTTCATATTTACTCATTTATATAATGTAGATATAAAAATATTTTTAAACCATTTTTCCATAAATCAATTTTCCTAAACTATTCCCAATCCGCAAGTGTTTGAGCGTCCTCTTCCGCTGCCACTCGGCGTCTTTCCTTGAAAGGTCCGCTTTGCTCCATACGAGAAAGCACAGATGATAATGAACTTGTGGAACTTGTGGAACTCTCTCTCCCAAATGCCGGTGGTCTAACAGTTGTAGCTTCACTAATTGTTGATTTCGGTGGAGGTTTCAATTTCCCTTTACCGGCAGAGATTTGTTCGAACAAACTACTTGACGGTGGAACTCCAACATAACTCTCACTAACAGCTGCTTTTGGCTTCCTCAGCTTCTTTCCGCCACTCGCAATTTGTTCGAGCAAACTTGTTCTGTTTTCACTCTTTTCTGGTTGCGCTGCCAATCTCTCTGTGATTTTCGATTTAACTCTTGTAGGTGGAGTATAAAGAACTGCGGACGCACTCTCACCCAAATCCGCATACGCTGCTGCGTTTTGTTCTGCTTTCTTGGTTGATTTCATTGCTCTGTATTCATCAACAGTCATTCCTACTATGGCTGCCTTCTCCGCATCTGTTTTCGGTCCGCGCTTCTTTGCCGCTCCTCCTCCACTCAATGGATTATCATCAGCTCTTGCTACATCTCCTCCTCCAAAATTAATTGGTGTGCTAACAGATGTTGGACGAATATCCTCAAACGCATTCTCTCCAACTCGTTGTCGCTTGCGTGGTGCTGGTGGTTCTTCTGCTGCTGCTGCTGCTGCTGGTTCCTCAGCACCAAAACCACTGGGTGCTGGTGCCATTGCCTCAATAGATAAATATGACGGTGTAGGGTCTCGTAATGGGTCAGCCCCCATAGCACTGGGCGCTGCTGCTCCACTCTGGAACCCAGCAGATGCTCCCATTTCTTCTCTTTGAGTTTCTGTTGCTTTTTCTCGCATATCTGCTGCTGCTCGGCGATTTGCTTCGGCATAATCTTCTCGTATAATTCGGCGAATATCCTCGATACTCGGTCCTTGTGATGGAGCGCCACCATAGACATTAGTGATTGTTGTTCTACTTCCTTCTGCTATTCTCTGGCGAATAGGTGCTGCTCTACGGCGTATTCCCTTTGGTGCTTTCGGTTGCTCGATTTTAATATTTACACTCTGGCGAACAGACTGTTTCTGTTTCTGTTTCTGTAATCTCCCCTCTGCTGGCGGTTTCCTCTTGAAAGGATTATTCTTGCGAGCCATTATATAATACAATGATATATTATTCATCTGTCTTTGTTATACGCAACTTATTGAAATTCTTATAAAATGTATGGTCTCGTTGATTATAAAATAGGAATTGGTAAGGTTTATCATATATGTAATCAAATAACTGTTCGGCATCCTTTCTATCCATTCCCAGCACATCATCAATGAAATCTCTTATAGATACGACGGATTTGGGACGAAATAATACATATATATCGATGAGCCCACGCAATTGACGAGGCAAACTTTTTAGCGTCAAAATTGACAAAATTATATTCAAGCGATAATGCCGGTGTTTATATATCAGTCGCTGTAAGTATGCTAATACTTGTTTGTTTTTCATCAATTCGCTAAAATCGTCGATTATGAGACAGCACGACTTTTCCTCCTCTTTTGCCGTCTGGCAAGTATCAATGATTTTTTCGAAAGTTTTGTGAGACAAATCAAAAAACAACCTCGTTGGATTGTGTTTCGCAAATGGATGGTTTTCCTCACTTTCAAATACCTCTTTGGGTGTAGCATAAAACACATAATCGAATTTGTGCTTGAAACCTTGATTTTTACTACCGGCAGTCATAATGGAATTTAACCAACTTGATTTACCACTCCCC